TACAGTTACATTATAACACGTATTTGTATACACTTAAATTAATAAGAATATAAATATTGCGAAAGAATTAAAGGAAAACTTAGTGTAAAATTATTAAGATGTATTATAACAATTAAGAGAATTAAAGCTATATGTGTATATTGTATTATATAAAATTTTACAAATATAGTAGTTTTTGAACTTTTAGTGTGTTATAATTATGTTACAAAAGGATGCTTAGCTGTGTTAGATTCATACATTTTTTAAAACTGATAAGACAAGATGTATTACACATTGTTATCGAACGTATGTGCGAAATGAGCGGTTTTATGATTATTGAATAAAAATAATTGGTCATTATCAAAACAGTTGTTGTATAAAGTTACGACGATTTTGAATATAAAGAAGTATATACTAATTTATATCTATATTTTAAAAAGCACAAAAATATGTGGTATTTTTTAACATATATTTGATTAGAATAAGTAAAAATGGAAATTTTATGCTATAATAATTCTATAGACATAGAACCTCTATTATGACATTTTATTCAAATAATATAAACTTAGTATAAATAATATAATTTTACAAATATTATTTAATAATGGATATGAGCGGAGGTGTTTTATATGTTTGATGCTAAGTACAATGCTATGGATATAGCTAAATATGTATTATGGTATTGCGAGAAAAAAAATAACTTTGCAATAAGTAATTTAAAATTGCAGAAAATATTGTATTATATACAAGGTAGATATGTCGCTCGTTATGGAGAACCATTATTTGATGATATAATAGAAGCTTGGGATTATGGTCCAGTAGTTCCAGAAGTATATTTTTCTTATAATGATTATGGCAATAGAGCGATATTAGGAGAGAAACTTGATGATATTAATATAATTGATGAATATGATAGAGAATTTATAAATGAGATAACAAAACCAATGATAAAAAAAGATGTTTGGAAAATAGTAAAACAAACTCATTCTGAAGACCCATGGAAATATAGTTATGCTATAGGAAGAAATGAGGAAATATCTATATGGGATATGGAGGAATGGTTTAAAGAGCATTAGGAGGGAAAATGGAGTTTGTATCTGATGAACAAGTAAAGAAGGTACTTAAAAAAATCGAAAAAAAAGAATTTGATAAAATAAGTAAAATAGAGCTAACAGGAGATAGTATTAAATACAATTTTATACTAGAGTATATAAAAAAGACTACTACAGATACTAGGAATAATTTAAGAGAAAATACATTGATATATATAGAAGAATATAGTTCTGAGATTGATGACAATTTAGTTCATATACTTAATCATATACTATTAGAAGTTCCTAGAGCTTCAGAGTTAGAATATTTAAAAAATGAAGCTAGAAGAGCTAAAAATAATAATGATAGTATAAGAACTGAAATAAAAAATAATAAAAAAACTTTAGCTGAATGCCAAGAAAATATTTCAAGTGCACAGAGTGAATTTATAAGTATTCTAAGTATATTTGCGGCTGTCATAATTGCATTTCTTGGAGGTATGAGTTTAATAGGAAGTGCATTAAACAATATGGATAATGTAAGTAAATATAGATTGATTTTTGTGCTGCTTACGATTGGTTTTATAATGTTTAATGTAATCTATATGTTACTATATATAGTATCAAAGTTAGTTCATGGTAAGATATATATGGAGAAAAAAGAATGTAAAGGTTGTGAAGATAGAAAAATATCAAACTGTTTAATAAATAGGCATCCTTTGTTGTTTTACTATAATTATTTTTCAAGTGTTTCAATTTTTATAGTATTTTTATTATATAATATTGATAATTACAATATACTTAGTGCTATAGCTGATATTTTGAAGCTAAATAATAAAGTGGCTTTTATAGCTATATCAGGTTCTGTATTTTTATATACTGTTTTATTTATAATATATAAAATATCAAAACAAATTATATCTAATAAAGATTGTTCTGAATCAAATGCAAACTAATTGTTTTAATTGTTAATGTTTAAGAAATAGAGCTATGATAAGTAAGATTTTAATTCTACTTGTCGTAGCTTTTTTGATATAAATATATAAATAAAATATATTATAAAAATAATTATATAAACAAGAAAATACAAAAAATTATAATTAAAAAGACGATTAATAATATATAGGAATGGAAAAAATAACCAACACTCTACAAATTTCGATTTTTTTATTACAATTGCGAGTTTTTTATTGCATATATTTAACAAAAGTATTATTATAAAGATAAGATAATTATCTAAGAAAATTTTGAATAATCTAAAAATATTTTTAGAAATGAAAATTGAAAATACATAGCTATATGATTTTGTTAAAATTTGTTGGGGTTTTCTAACTAAAAATAAGAACGTAGGTTCTTATGATAGGGGGATGGTATATGTGCAATATGTAAAAAATGAAGAAGAAAAACGTTTTGAAGAGATAACAAAGATGTTAGATTATTTAATAGAAGAAAAAGATTTTCAGAGAGAATTGTTACAATATTTAGAGACTTTAGAAAACAAAAAAGAAGAGAATTAATTCTCTTCTTTGCTAATTTTTTTAAAATAAGCATTTTCAATCATTTTTTCAATTGCTATTCTGTCATCTTCTTCAAGCGAATATATTCTTAACATAAGCTTTTTAACATCGTCTCTTGTATCAAATTGTTGAGCTAAATCAAGAAAAGTATCATTATCTTTGTTAAGAAGATTATTTTTTAAATCAGTTTTGCCAAATAGATAATCAATAGAAACATTATAATAGTTTGATATAGCTTCTAACATTTCACTTTTTGGTTCGCGAGTTCCATTTTCATATCTACCAATTGACACTTTTGTTGTTCCTAAGTCTTTAGCGACTTGTTCTTGAGTTAAACCTTTTTCTATTCTTAACATTTTTAATCTTTTATTTAAAACACTCATGTGAATTCCTCCTAAATATATAAATAAACTTTATTGAAAATTATCTATATGGTTACTTGTTAAGTAGATTATAATATGAAGTAACCAAAAAAGATATAAAAGTAACCAAAATTAAACTTTTTTGATAAAAAAGCATTGACAAGTAACCAAAAAGGTAGTACTATATAAATATAGAAAATATCCTATATGGTTATAGAAAGGAGTGACTAATTTGAGTAGAAAGTTAAAAGCTGTAAGAGTGGAAATAGGCTTAACTCAGAAACAATTAGCTGAATTAATAAATATGCCATTGTCAACATATCGAAAAAAAGAACAAGAGCAAACTCAATTTACAATAAAAGAAGCTAGTAAGATAGCATATGTACTAAATAAAAATCCAACCGAGATTTTTTTTAATCAAAAAGTAACCAAAAAGGTTATGAAAGATAAAAATATTTTGAAAAGGAGAGAAATATATGAGTAACTTAATGATATTCGAGAATAAACAAGTAGAAGTATTTGAGTTTAATGGAAAAATATTATTCAATCCATACCATTGTGGAAATTGCTTGGGAATTAGTAATGAAGGAGTTAGAAAAGCAATTACTAGAATGAATGAGAATCAAGTGATTAAGTTAACTAATTCAGTTGTGACAGATAGTCACATCCGAAAACTTAATAATGCTGGAGAAAATTTTCTTACTGAAAGTGGTGTGTACAAACTAATATTTAAGTCTAAAAAAGAAGAAGCTGAAAAGTTTCAAGATTGGGTTACTGATGAAGTATTACCAAATATAAGAAAAACAGGAGGATATATACATTCAACAAATGATATGTCAGATGATGAAATCATGGCAAGAGCATTACAAGTAGCTCAAAAGACAATAGAAAAGAAAAGCAGAGAAATAGAAGAAAAAGATAAGGTAATCCAGTTACAACAACCAAAAGTACTGTTTGCTGATTCGGTAGCGTCTTCTGACAATTCAATCCTGGTTGGAGAATTAGCAAAATTGCTTAGACAAAATGGAATTGATACAGGACAAAATAGATTATTTGACTGGTTAAGAAATAATGGTTACTTAATAAAACGTAAAGGTGAGGATTACAATACACCAACTCAAAAAAGTGTAGATTTAGGAGTTATAGAAACAAAAGAAGGTACAAGAGTACATCCAGATGGTCATACAAGTATTACTAAAACACCTAAGATTACTGGTAAGGGACAAATATACTTTATTAATAAGTTTAAAAAGAACAATCAAATATCAATGTTAGGTTAAAGATTAATAGCACTTTGAAAACTAAATACAGAATATTTTGAAAAGGAGTGGTTAAATTGAATAAAGAAAAAATGACAGAATTTTATTCTTCAAAATGGAGAATAAACCTTCTTATAGACACACAAAAAGATTTAGCATATTCACTATCTGATGTAAAAGGTAATTATCCAACTTATCTAAGAAAAGAATATGAAAACTTAGAAGAAGCATTTAATAAAGTAATTGCTGGAGAAGGCAAACTTTTATCAGAATTATAAAAAAGTAGTTAGACATGTATCTAACTACTAAAATAAATTTACTGAATTAAGAATTGATTAAGAATCGTTTGACCTATACGCATTGCTAAATCAGGATATTTATTTAAAATATCACCAAATCTAGACAAAAAACCTTTTTTTAAAGGAATATTATTTTCAGATGTTGATTCAATTAAATCAACTATGTTTTGGGCTTCATATTTTTCTGCTTGAGTAAGGTTTTTATTAGTATCTATAAATTCTCTTAAATCAGAGAAATCAATACCATTATTTATAGTCACAGAGCCAGTATTACCAACAGCAGAGTTTTGCATATTCTGAATATTGAAAGTTTGATTTATATTTTGTGATTGATTCTTAGGTTCAAATTCTTCAAAATTGAGTCCTTTATTAGTTATATCTCTTATAACTGGATAATCTTCTCCTAAAATATTCATCGTATCTAAGTATCCATTTTCAGATAAATATTTTATTGATTTTCCTACTTCATTTAAAGATAAAGATGGAATATTTTCATGGATTTGTTTTGCATTAGAAGTAACACGACGTTTGTTACCTGCATCAAGTCTTAAAAAAGATAGTATTTTTTTTGAATTACTGTCTAGCATGTGCGCACCACCTAACAATATATTTATAGGATTTATCCTACAAATATAGTATATCAAAGGAGGGAAATAATGGCAATTAATGACAACATAAATAAAATTTTAAAAGATAGAGATTTAAAAGCATGGAAATTAGCAAAAGAAATAGGCGTAGATTCAGGGAATTTATATGCAATTTTAAGAGGAGAAAATAAAAATCCAACTATAGATACATTAATAAAAATAGCTGACTATTTAGACGTTACATTAGACGAACTAGTTGGAAGATAGAAGGGGTGAGATAAAAATGAGTGTAGCATTACAATTCATAGATACAAAAGACCTAGTGCAAGAATTAATGCGAAGAGACGATACAACAGACATCATCAAGATGTTTTTAGATAGAGAAGGAATCAAGAGAATGGAGTTAATGACTATAGAAGAATTTGCTGAGTACTTGAAAGTATCTGTTGTAACAGCTAGAAATATGGCAAAAGAAGCTATGGAAACAAAGGATTTTGTTGTTTTTAAAACAGGAAGAAAATACATGATTGATAGAATATCATTTGAAGAATTTATTATGAAAAATGCAATGAAAGATAAAGATGTAATGAAAAAGAGAAAGGGGGTGATTTAGTTGACTCTAAGATGGTTTCTAAGATTTTGTATAAGACACAAGAAAGTACCTACACCAAAGTTTTACATAGAGTGTGTAACTTATATGGAAGAATGCAGACAAAGAGGACTTGAACTTTAAGGGGGATTGAACATGGAAGTAACTAAAAGATTTTTAGAATATAAAATACAGACTTTAAGTGAGAGGATAGAATTTAAAAAAACAATTGGATATAAGTGTATAGCAGACGAAAAAGAATTAGGAGCATATGAGGATGTTTTACTTATGCTAAATTCAGAGATTGAATCAATAGGGGGATTGGAAAATGAAAAGTAGACAAGAATTAATCAAAGATATAGAAAAATACAGAAAAGCACAATACTTAATATATTTAGATATAGTACAAAGAGCATGGGCAGATAGAAGTCTTACAGCAGATGAACAGGACAGAATCAAGCGTGATGCATATACAGAGTACAAAAGGATAGAAAAAGATACAGAAGAAGCAGAAGAACTGCTAATGAGAGAAGAATTTGAAACAGATAGACCCATAGCAGTTCAAATAATGTAGAAAAGAGCCACTGCAATGGCTCCAATCAAAAAATTATGTAGCTATATTATAGCATAAGGGGGAAGAAATGAAAACAAGAAATGAGATAATTAAGGATTTAGAAGATAGATTATTTTTATTAAGATTT